CGCGACATCGGGCGGCGTGATCCACTCCACGCCAATTCAATTGACAATTCAGTGATGGCGCTGGAGGATTTATGACTTACGAGATGTGGTTCGACCTGCTTCTCTCGTTTCTGGTTTTGCTGCTCACTGTCCTCTGGATTGCTGAGCGGAGAGAGCGCTAGTGAAAAGTCCAAGCAATAACATGATCGCGCTTCTAACCCTGCTTGGCGCCATTGGGTTGATGGTCTATCTGTTCGCAGGTTCCCGGCAAGACCCAAGTCTGCGCATTGCGGCGCTGGTAGCCGGTACCGGGCTAGTATCCGCATTGGCTGCAATTGCCTCCACGATTTTAACCGGCAAGGATCTGACTAAGCCACGCGACCCTGCCGACATGCCCCCCAATACCACGACGACCGACACGTCTACCGTAAAGGTAGGCCCTGTCCCCCCTATCCAGCCGGCGGACCCGGCGCAACTAAAGTAAAGGAGAAACACAGTGAAGAAGTTCCTCTTGATTCTCGCCCTGATGGTGCCCTTGGCAGGATGCGCACCGGTGACAGCGCCGACGCCGCCATTGGCGCCTGGATACCAGAACACAGCCGATCAGACGATGGGAGAGATTCTGGCGGGAGCCCACGCCTTCTACCAGTCGATCCAGCAGCAGTCGGCGGCGGGGACCATGACGCTCTCGGCAACCGAGAAAGCGGCCTTCAACACGTTTGGGGTGACACTCAACGGGGCGCAGACGGTTTACCTGGCCTACCACGGCAACCCGACCGCGGCGAACCTGGCAGCAGCGCAGACAGCCGTCAACACGGTCCAAACCCAACAGGCAGCATTGCCAACCCCGAAGGTGAACTGATGAGCACAGCTACCGTAGTACCCGCAGCCACCGGCTTCTGGGCAAACTTCAAGAACATCCTTCCGGCGATCGAGCTTGCCGGGAATGTCGCCATCAGTCTTCTGGTTCCGGGCGGTGTCGCACTTGCCCCGCTGTTGTCCGGGCTCGAGAATGCCGTGAATCCGCTCATACAGTCGATTGGCACCAAGGCTTCGGCGTCGAGCGAGATCATGACCGTCTACGCCACTATCATTGGCGTGCTGACCACGTTGAAGGCCACGCCGGGCTTGCCTGCAGCTACTCTGGTTGAGATCGAAGGGTATATCACTGCGGCACAGAATGGCACGGGGGCTTACATCGAAGCTGAATCCGGGTTCAATCCTGCGCTGTATTCACCTGTGACGCCGATAGCATGACGATTCAGGATCAAGTTATCGGAGCTTTGACTGCATGGCGCGAGAACCGTGGCGGGGGTGTGGCTGGAATGACTTCGGTTATTAACGTTCTAGTCAACCGCGCCACTCATCGGGGAACGGATGTCTACACGGAAGCAGTTCGGAGACTCCAATTCTCCTCCATGACCGCCGCTGGAGATCCCAATCTCATCCTCTTTCCGGCAGACAACGATCCTCAGTGGCAGGAAGCCCTCACGCTGGCCTCACAAGCCTCCAGGGGCTCTTTGGACGACATCACCGGGGGCGCAACATCCTACTACGCCCTATCGATGACTACACCTCCATACTGGGCCGCATCAATGACCAAAACTGTAGAGATAGAGGGCCAAGTGTTCTTTAAGTCCTAGTAAAAAAAGCATACGCCAGAGCACAAGCTGGATCGTCCTTTGGGGCGGTCCTTTTTGTTGCTGAAAATAAATATCAAAATACCCTTTACAGCGGATTATGGGTATGCTAAATTGCGTACATGAGAACTTATACCAGCGGCGAAGTGATGAAGTTCCTGCGGGAGAAGGCAGAGTCTAAACGGGGTGCGCAGAAGCAACTCGCATTGGAACTCGGCATCTCGCCGCAATACCTCAACGATATTCTTTCCGATAATCGCAGGTTGACGACTGAAGTAGCGGCGGCAGTTGGTTTCCGCAAACAGCCGGACTCGTATCTGCGAGTGAAGGAGTAGCCATGAACGACACACTCTACATCGTTGTTTACCGTAGCGGCCCCAATTCCCGGTGGCAAGCTATCAGCGAGGGCGAGATGCCTGAACGGCGTATGGCGGAAAACCTGATCGAATGCAAGAAAGCGGCCGGATGGAAGAACTTCCAGTTCGCTATCGTCGAAGGCCCTATCTTCTCGCCGGACGCAATGGCTGAAGCTGAGGCAAAGCTCGAAGCCTTTTAGTTTCCCGCCCGCAGACCAACGCGATGAGCAAAACAGCGCCACGAAGTGACTGAATTGTCTAGGCACACATTCACTGCGAATCTAAGTCCTTGAATTCAGTGGGCGGGAATTAAACCTCAAGTGAAGGAGAATCATGGACACAGAAGCAATCGAAGGGACGCCGATACCGGCCACCCAGCCTGCAGGATTCGTCCTGCTGGCTCCCGGAACCATCGCCTCTGATTACGCGCTTCAGAGCCTCAACAAGGCGCTCGGGCAGGCGCAGGACGAGTTCGAGGATGCCGTGAAAAACGCGGTAAACACCTACGGAGGATGGAAGTACACTCCGCTTGAGACGCTCATCAAGGCAGTGCGGCCTTCCCTCACCAAGTACCATCTGACCATTTCGCAGTTCCCGGTCACCGATCTGGAAGAGAAGACCATCACCGTCTATACCCGAATCGTTCACTGGGATTCTGGCGAGTGGATGCAGAACGCGCTTGAACTGCCGGGAGAATTGGCGCTCGGCAAGGATGGCGCTCCGAAGTTCAATCAGCAAACTATCGGCGGCTCTCAGACCTACGGCCAGAAGTACGCATACAAGGCCATCGCGGGCATCCCTGACGGGGAAGAGATGATCGACTCGACCGACGAAAAGGGCGATCTTCCCTCTCGTCAGAAGAAGCAGTCGGACGTTCGGCAGGCGGCACAGCAGAGGGCTGGTGCAATATCGCACCAGGAAAACGCTCCCAGGGCGACCACAACGCAGCAGTCGGCCCAACAGGCCCACCAACGTGCAGCGAGCGCACCTGAGGCAGCACGGCCCCAAGCAGCACAGCTTAAATTCATCCCCCCGAACGGTCTGACGGCTGTAATCAAGGGAGTGAAGGAGATTGAGGCGCTTGCAGCCAAACCAGCCAACGGCGACATTCCCGCAATGAAGGCCGTACGGGGCAGGCTGATTGTCTCATTCCTCGGCCAGCATAACGGAGTGGAAGAGGCGTCGTGCTTCGATACGAAGTTTTGGCCTGCACTGAAAGAGTCTGTAGGTTTGGAGTGTCATTTCCAGATCGCAGAGAAGGACGCCAACGGCAAGCACTACATCAATATCGAGGATTTGATTTATGTTGCAGGGGAAGAGTACGTGGACGGCAAACCCGTACAAGGAGAGCAGCAATGAAGTTCATCGACAACGAAGGACAAGTCCAAGACGGCATCCTGCTGACTGACGAGCAGGTCGTGCAGCGGGAGAGGCTTATTACCTACTTCCACGAGGAAGCGTGCGGCGGAAATTATCATTCGTCTTATGGTAAAGACGTGAGGAAGTGCGTGACGCTCGCCAACGCTTTCGTCGCCGGCGCTATCGCCAAGGCCGCGAACACCGAACCGATTCCAGACCCCGAAGACTTGCATCCTTCACCATTCCCGACAGGAGTTGAAGCGTGAACTACGTCAAAGTTGAATCATCGCAGATCGCAGAAGTGGGTTTCGGGGAAGGTCGCTATGGCCCCGAGACCCTTGGATTGAAGTTCCCGCCCAACCGCAAGCAACTCGCCGCCGGCGAAACTGGCTCCGAGTACCACTATCAGAACGTGAGCAGCAGGACGCATCAAGCGCTCGTGGCCGCGCCATCCATCGGCATCTATTTCGGGCAGAACATTAAGAACAACCCCGCGTACCCGTACGTGAAGGTGGAAGCGGAACCGGTAATCACCGTATTGGATGCGGTAGGACCGGACCCTACGCCTGCATCCACACGTGCCCGTATTGCGGATGCAGAAAAACCTGTCTCGACTCAATCGAATGGTGCCGAGTCTACAATCGCGACTGAACCGCCCAGCACCGCCCTTGCCGTTATCGACTCGATGGCTGATGACTTACTCTTCACTCCGGGCGCCATCACCGATGCGCAGCTTGCGGCTGGCCGGCAGTGGTATCTCACCGAAGCAAAGAAGTACGACATTTCAACGGAGCCGAAGCGCACGGAACTGAAGCGGTTCGCGCGTCCACTCCAGAAGCTCCGCACCGGCATTGAGGCGCGAGCAAAGGAACTGACTGGTGCAACAAAGCGCAAGATCGCAGCCATCGATGCAGAGAAGCGCCGTCTGGTGCAGATCGTTGGCGGAATCGAGGATGAGGTATTGCGCCCTCTGACCGAATGGGAAAGCAAGGAAATGACTCGCGTGGATGAACACGCGGAAGCGCTCAAGACCATCCGCGAGCATATCCTCTATGGCGCAACCGAAACAGTCACCGATTTGACGATTCGCCTTGCGTGGTTGGAAGAACAACGGAAACGTGATTGGCAAGAGTTCGCGGTTCCGGCAGAGCGCGCCATCAATGACGAGGTTATGAGAGTGGAAGCACTTATCGACCTCGCCGATGCGCGGGACAAAGAGCAAGCCGAACTCGCCAAACTCCGGGCCGAATCCGTCGCAAGGGAACAGCGGGATCGCATCGAAGCTGCGGCACGGATCGCGCGGGAACAGGCCCAGCTAGAATCGTCGACGGAAGCGTTGCGCCTTCAAAGGGCAGCGGAAGACGCTGATACGCGCCGGGAGATCGCGGAGGGTATGCGCATCGCGTCGGAACAAGCGGCAGCACGGAGAGCCGAAGAAGCGGTCGCACAAGCCAAGCGCGACCAGGAGCAGGCCATCGAAAATGAGCGCATGCGGGTTGCTTTGGAAGCCAAGCATGAACGGGAAGCGGCTGAAGCGCGGGCAGCGGACGATGACCACAGGTGCAAGGTGAATAAGGAAGCCATCGACGCCATAGCCAAGCATCTTCCGATTGAATGGGATCTTGCTAACACGATTGTCTCAGCTATTGCAGCGGGGCTCATCCCCCACGTAACCATCAACTACTGAGATGCCATTTCCGGCCACACAAGAGGCGTTGTTTGCAGCCGGATATTCGTATGCCCGTTGGGAGCGATGTCCGGTCTGCACCCTCGATGTGGAGATTTGGAATTCACCGGGGAAGAGAACTATAGCCATGGAGCCAATGCCGTCTTTCAAAACCCCGGCAATTCGACACTATGAGCAGTGCAATCTTGCACCAAAACAGGAGGAGCAAAGTGGAAGAGGAAACGTACAAGACGCTGCGGGACGAGATAGCAATCGCCGCGATGGTGTGCATGCTACAGGAGGACAAGTACCCTCCCAGACAGACGGCGCGAGAGGCCTACGCGATGGCGGATTGGATGCTCACGGCTCGGGAATCAAGCTCTACGGAGTCACCGACAAGAACATGATCGCGGTAGGATGGCTGGACGGAACGCTGAAAGTCCAGTTCCGCTACGGTAAGTACCACTATGCCAACGTCGCGGAGGATGTGTTTCAGAAGATCAGGAACAACCCATTTCCGAATTCTCTTTTTGTTAAGCTCGTGAAGAATCACCCTGAACTCTATCCCTGCACCAAAATGGAGTAGCTATGGCATTCCCGAAGACGCTGAATGAAATGAAGTCGCACGGCTATACGTTCAAGGATTACGGCGTGTGCCGTGGTTGTGGTGATGACATCGAATGGTGGGAAACACCCAATGGCAAGAAAATCCCCATGAATCCCATGACTGGCGGCGATTCCGGAGCTACCGCTCACTGGGCCACATGCACAGAGCAAGACTCTTTCAGGAAGAAAGACTAATGCACTCACTCTTCGCCCGCAAGCTATCACTGCGCCCGTTCCGCTGGTACCAGGAGCCTGCCATCCCGATGTTCCGCCAAGCCGTCAAGGAGGGGCACAAGAAGATCGTCGGGCAGGCACCGTGCGGATATGGGAAGACGGTCATCGCCGCACACTTGGCTGTGTCGTCAATGCTAAAGGGTAACAAGGTGCTCTTTGCATGTCCGCGCATCTCGCTTGTGGATCAAACCTTAGAGTCGTTTGATGATCAAGGTATCCACGACATTGGCATCTTGCAGGCGAATCATAAACGCACAAATCCAATGTGCCAATTGCAGATCGCTTGCTTCGATACGCTCTACTCGCGCGACTTGCCTGACTTCGACTTTGTGATCCTCGATGAGATACACCTGGCCGACGCGCGGATGTGGAAGTTGATGGAGCGGTGGAAGATTGTTCTCGCCTTGACCGCTACGCCATGGAAGAAGGGACTCGGACTCCATTTCAGCAAACTCATCGTGCTTTCGACTATCAGCGACATGCTGGAGTACCACGAGAAAGACCCGTCCGTGGGGCTGGTGCCGATCAAAGGGATTGGGCCTAAGCTGGATTTTCTGAGGGACATTGAGAAACTGAAGACCGGCGCGGATGGAGACATTCAAGAGAATGCGGCGGCGCATTTCATGGAGAAAAACGAGGTCGTCGCCGATATTGTTGACACGTGGCTTAGAACTCGTCAGGAGGGGAACCACCCAGGCGATAGGACATTCGTTTTTGCTCGAAGGAGGATCACTGCGGTTGCATATCAAGAGGCCTTTGCCGCGCAAGGAATCAAGTTCGATTACATCGATGCATTCACATCCGAGCGCAGCCCGATTTTCAAGCGTTTCCGGTCGAAAGAATCCCAAGGCATCGTCAGTGTTGGATGTTTGTCAACTGGGGTGGATGAGGACGTGCGATGCATCGTCGATGCCGCTCCCCGAAAGAATCAAGCTGACATCGTGCAAGCTCTTGGAAGAGGGATGAGGCCGGCAGAGGGAAAGGAGTTCTGCTACCTGTGCGATATGGTAGGCAACGCAAACCGCTACGGATGGTTTGCCGACATTTTCCACGAGAAGCTAGACGACACGCCTCCACACGTCAAGGGAAGCGCCTACGAGAAAGATGAAGCGGCCCCGACGGAAGTGAAGAGGAAGCAGTGCTCGATATGCCGCGAGTTTCTGCCCCGAGGAGCTTTTAAGTGTTTAGTCTGCGGGAATGTTCTGGTGGTTGACGATACGGTTACACTCGACGGCGAGCTAGTGGACCTGCATCGCGCGAAAGTAGAGAAAAAGGTTAAGAAGGAACGTCTTCAAAAAAGCGAAGAGCAGGCATTCTATTCTGGTCTGATTGACTTTGGGCAGAGCCGGGGATTCAAGCCAGGATGGGCGGCGAACAAATTCAAAGAGCGCTTCGGAGTTTGGCCTCGCAATTTAGAAGTGGTCCCGATGACTCCGCGCAAAGCCGTGAAGGAATTCATCGCGGAATCTGCGCGGAAATACCGGGAGAAACAGAAAGCACAACCTGCAGTTGAAGAATATCAAGAGGAGTTTTAGCTATGAAAGTAGAACTGGAACCAGAAGAAACCCTCAGCGGATGCCCGATGTGTGCATCTGAGGCGTCATTTCATTCAACGATGATCGGAGCAAATCAAATGGTATCCGGTGCGCCCGTAGCGCCAACCGGCTCGCTATTTTGGGTGAAGTGCGAGGATTGCGGGCTAACTCAACCGGGAGTAACGGACCGCTTCAATGCGCTGTTACGGTGGAATCGGAGGGACGGATGAGCGAAATAATCAACATGCCTCACAACTCTATTATGGGAGCGGAGATGATTCTTCCAGATCAGCGGAATTGGGGAGACTATGAACGTTTCCTGTTTAGTAAGTCTCAGATTGGTGGCATGTCTGGATTCGATCCGATATGGATACCCGACTGGCTATTTCCCTTTCAGCAACAGTTGACCGAATGGGCAATCCGCAAGGGACGCGGTGGACTGTTCGAGGATTGCGGTTTGGGGAAGACGCCGCAGTTTTTGGTGTGGGCTGAGAACGTAGCCCGGCACGAGAATGGCCGGGTGCTAGTACTTTCTCCGCTTGCCGTGTCATTCCAGACTTTGGCTCAGTCTGAGCATTTCGGCATTGAGTCTTGCGTATCGCGCAATGGCCAGTTGCCGCTTGGGAAGAACATCATCCTTACGAACTACGAGAAGCTGCACCTGTTCAACCCCTCCGACTTCGTTGGCGTGGTGTGCGACGAGTCGGGCATCCTCAAGAACTACGATGGGACCTTGCGCGGAAGAATCACCGAGTTCATGAAGAAACTGAAATACCGGCTGCTCTGCACTGCCACCGCAGCGCCGAACGATTACATCGAACTCGGCACAAGCAGCGAGGCCCTGGGGGAACTTGGGTACGTAGACATGCTGACAAGGTTCTTTAAGAACGATCAGCACACGATAAAACCGATGGTCTATCGGAATCATGGAAACAATTTTCAGCAGTTAGATGAGGCGGCTAAGTGGCGATTCAAAGGACATGCTCGCATTCCGTTTATGCGGTGGGTGTGTTCGTGGGCTCGAGCTATACGCCGTCCATCGGACATCGGCTTTGAAGATGGGCCGTTCAGACTTCCTCCACTGATCGAACAGGACCATCTGGTGATTGCTGATAGCCTCCCGTCTGGCATGCTGTTTCCCCTGCCCGCCGTGGGACTGACAGAACAGCGTGACGAGCGGCGGCGAACTATTCAAGAGCGATGCGAGAAGGCGGCGGCGTTGGCGAATGAGCAAGAGTCTTCTGTCATATGGTGCCACTTGAATCCAGAGGGAGATTTGATCAAAAAGCTACTCGATGGGGAGCAAATATCAGGGAGGGACTCGGAAGATGCCAAGGAAGAGAAGCTGCTGGCATTTTCCAAGGGCCAGATCAAGCGCATCGTGACCAAAAGCTCTATCGCGGGCTGGGGCATGAACTGGCAGCACTGCTCACACACCGTAACCTTTCCATCGCATAGTTTCGAGCAGTACTACCAGTCAGTCCGCCGCTTCTGGCGCTTTGGGCAAGTCAACCCCGTAACCGTGGACATCGTAACCACGGAAGGCGAGCAGTCCGTATTGCAGAACCTCCAGCGCAAAGCCAAGGCCGCAGATGAACTATTCTCTTCTTTGGTCGAGCAGATGAATCAAGCAATCGCCATCGACCGCAGCGTTACATTCACCGAGAAACAGGAGAACCCATCATGGCTGTGAAGGAACAGGAAATCACCAAACAGTACGCCATATACAACGGAGATTGCATCGAGGTCATGAAGTCCCTACCTGCCGGACGTATTCACCTTTCCGTATATTCTCCTCCGTTCGGAGGACTCTATTGCTACAGTTCTAGCGAGAAAGACCTGTCGAACTGTAAGGACTACGACCAGTTCTTTGAGCATTACACCTTTGTTGTGCGCGAACTCTTTCGCCTGACGGTTCCCGGTCGCATGACAGCGGTGCATTGCATGGACGTGCCGACAGGTAACTGTGGGACCGATGGTCTGATTGACTTCCCCGGCGACATCATCCGACTCCATGAGCGGGAAGGATGGAAGTACATTGCCCGGTACTCGATATGGAAAGAGCCTCTGGCGGTGCGCAACCGGACAATGGCAAAGAACCTTGCCCACAAGACCATCGTGGATGACTCCAGCCGTTGCTCTGTGGCGTCTGCTGACTACCTGCTAGTCTTTCGCCGCAAAGGAGAGAACCCTGCCCCCATAGCTCATCCTACGGGGCTGCAATCGTACGCTGGCGAACGGGAGATGCCCGCCGAGTTGCTGCGGTATAAAAACTGGAAGGGAAATCAGATCGAAAATAGGTACTCGCATTGGATCTGGCGGCAGTACGCTTCCGCCTTCTGGGACGACATTCGGATAGGTAGGGTTCTCCCGTTCATCCAAGCTCGCGACGAAGAAGACGAAAAGCATGTTCATCCACTCCAGCTTGACGTAATCGAGCGAGTTCTGACGCTTTGGTCTAACCCTGGAGAAACGGTTATGACACCTTTTATGGGGGTTGGTTCGGAGGTCTACGTTTCGGTTGCGCAAAGTCGCCGCGCTATCGGCGTCGAACTCAAGCCAAGTTACTACTCCCAAGCAAAGCGGAATCTTGAAAGCGGAGTTGCGGATAACTGGACCGACACAACTGGGCAAATGAATCTGCTTGACGAGATTGACGAGGAAGATGACGGCGAGTCAGATAGCTAAACAACTCCACGGCAAGAAGGCCGGTAAAAGATGGCAATGCCGCTGTCCTACCGGCCTTCACTCCCACGGAGATCGTAACCGGAGCCTGTCCGTATGGGAATCGGACGACGGCTGGGTGAGGCTGAAATGCTTCACCGGGTGCCAGAGAGACGAGATTCTCGCGGCCATGGGGCTCAAGGTCAGAGACCTGGCGCTGAACGAGTTCAACCCCAACCCAGAGTGGGAGCAACGGCGATGGGACAAGGACAGGCTCAAGCTCTTGGAGCGCCAGCACGGGCTGGCAATCATGGCCCAGGCGGTGATACCTGGAGAGCGGAACTACTGGCGAGCGGTGGAGCGAAATATAGCCGTGCGGGGGCGGGCGCTGAGGAGTAAACTTTATCCTGAATATGCCGCACAAATCCACCGTAATCAAGTCGCTCAATACCTCATCAAAAAGTATGGCTTCGAGGAGCTATCCAATTGCCTACCCCAAAATCTAGTGCAATCTTGCATCTCGCCACTCCAGACTTTGACGCCATCCGCGCCATGACATCCGAAGACGCAGCTAAGCCAGTGGTGAACATTCTCCGCACCATGGAAGCCGCGGACGAGCGTATCGAGTCCTTGACGCGGCAAGTGTACGCGCTCAGGGGCGCCGCCATGAAGATTGCCGATGAGAAACGCATCTACGAGCAATTCGAGGATGAGGAAGTCGGCAAGCCTTTCCGCAGTTTGGATCGATGGAACAAGGCTACATTCCCGAAGTCATGGCGCTACAACCAAGAGGCCCTGGCAACCATATCCAAGCTCCCCGACGTGCCGATGGAGCAGCTTATATCCATGCCCAGGTGCAACATGGTGATGCTGGCAAACAACGTGAGCAGTTCCGTGAGAGCCTTGCCAGACGTGCTGCAGGCCGCCCAGACGCTCTCCGAAAGCGACTTCGCCGATAGGTTATCTAGGGACCACGGCCAACATCTAGAACGCAAGGAAACGCTTAAATTCACCTATTCCAAAGGTGAGGCGGAGATGGTGAAACTGGCGCTTGGGATGGTGGGAAAATTGATCGAAATAGACGATATGTCGGGCCAGCTGCTCGCTCTGGCGATCGACTACATCGCAGAGCATGCGGCATGATCGCCGCTCTTTTTGTCATGCGCGGCGGGTGCTACTACGGTTTGCCTGATGTGGACCCGTGGGACGAAGCGCTAGATGCCCGGAAGTACTCCGGTCCGTATCGCGTTGTTGCCCACCCACCATGCGAACGATGGGGGAGATATTGGGGCGGAGCTCCTACAACTTGGCCACGACTCATCAAGGGAGACGATAAAGGTTGTTTTGCTTCCGCTTTAGCGTCTGTACGCCGGTGGGGTGGAATTCTGGAACACCCGGAAGGCTCGGCGGCATGGCCAGCATTCGGCTTGATGCGTCCACCGCGTGAAGGCGGATGGGTTCCCGCTGATTGGATTGAAGGATTCCAGGGATACACTTGCGCGGTAGAGCAGGCGAATTATGGCCACCGCGCCCGCAAGCTGACATGGCTGTATGCGTGTGGAGTCCATCTACCTGAATTGAAGTGGGGGCGCGCAGAGGGAGATTTTGTACGTCTGGAGGATGGCTTTCACTCTGCCGAAGAAAGAGCGCGAGCGATCAAGACGGGAGCGTGTCAAAGGCTATCCAAGAATCAGCGGATAGCAACGCCTATACCTTTCCGCGATCTGCTCATTTCTATCGCAAGGTCGGAAGTGTGAGACTAACTAGAATCAATCCCGTCAGCGCTAAGCGCCGCTCAAAGGGCGCCGTGCGCATCGTCGGGGGCAGGGAAATCTGCTCTCAGTCGACGGCCGGCCGAGCTGAGTACCAAAGACGACGGGAACTGCGCTGGGATCTGGACCGGGGTATCTGCTGTCTTTGCGGACTCTTCGTCCCACTCGAGCAGGCCACCACAGAGCACCCCAACGGGCGTGGCATGGGAGGCAGCAAGCGCGATGACTCGGTGGAGGCTATTCGGGTCGCGCACTGGTTCGGGAACAACGCCAAGGGCTCGGTGAGCTACGAGCGGTACATGGAATTTCCGGAAGAAGTCAGGATCGCCAATTGCCAAGGTCTATGATCCCTAAAGCACTGAGCCCCGGCGAAGAAGCTTTTTGGTTACATTGCCGAGCCGAGAAGTTGGACCCTGTTCGGGAATATCTCTTCCATCCCACGAGAAAATGGCGTTTTGATTTCGCTTTCATCCCATCAAAAATAGCGGTTGAGGTTGAAGGACGCGGGCGGCATCAGAGCTTTGGTGGTTTCGAGGCTGATGCTCAAAAGTACAATGCCGCCGCTAAGTTGGGATGGACCGTTCTTCGATATACGCCGGCGATGGTGATGCGCGGAGAAGCGATCAACGATCTGATGGAGATGCTAGGTCCCCATGTTTAGTGCAAGATCGCACCGGGCGGAATAACTACGATCCGATCTCCAGTTGAGTTCTGCTTTTGTAGGGCGCCAGTTCCCTTGGCAGCCTTGTATATTTGCCTACCCCTCTTGATCGATCGCCAATAACACCCAACACTTTCAGATGTGGCGAAAAACGACTTCTCATTGACTGGATATTTGTTTTTCTTCATATTTCCCTTTCCGACGCGCTTTTGCTTTTAAACGGTCTTCGGGTGTTAGATTGTAAAAACTCCTAACCGTATTGCACCCTCTCGGGCGGTGTTTTACGCGCTCTCCCGGGACCCCCGCTTGAAGCCTTAACCGAGGACAGAGGCTTGAAACGGAGGGGCGATTGATGCTGCCGATTGACCTGTATAACGCCTGCGCTCGGGGCACCAGCCCCTCACGCCAGTTAAAGCGCCAGAGACGGTTTCAATCCTGCGTACGTTCCACCCGACACACCGAAGGTTTCAGCGTCCAACATCCTCAGCCTATCCAATGGATTTAGGCTTTGGTCGGAATTAACGTCGATACCGGGCCACGCGTTCAGCCAACCTCGACGGCAGTCTTTCGGCTGCACAGCCCAGGCGCACAAAAGCGGAAACCTTGACGTGATGCAACGAATTGTCAGGGTTTTTTGCAATTTTGTTCCTGGCCACTTGCAACCTTATCACATAGTTTGGTATCCTACAAGTGCGATTGATTCCTGGCCGTTTCAACGCGTTTTCCTTCTCGATGGCAAAACAGCTCCTTCCTCTCGGTTGGGGCTGTTTTGTTTGCATCCAACTATTCGAGGTGCCTCAAATGATCACGTTGATTATCGTTGTTCTAGTCTTGATGCTGTTCACAGATGGATTCCGCGCCCCTGAACCGCACTATCGCTACGGGTACGGTGCCCTGGGCCTGATCCTGCTGATTCTTTTGTTCTGTATGTTGCTGGGCTTGCTTCCTGGCTTGAGGTAGGGCGCTGATCGTTGACCGGACCGAGCGCCCTAGGTAGTGCGGAAGTGGAGCGAGGGTAGTGTTGCGGGTTAACTTATGAACCGATTGAAAATGTGGCGCAGGTCTCTGATTATCAAGGCGGCCCCTACCACGATCAAAACCACATAGCATGCCAAAAACAGAAAAGCTGCGATTTCGTGCGCCAAGTGAATCATCAGAGAAGTCCTTTCCATTGCAGGATGTTGTAAAGCGGTTGGAATGTGGCGAGTAGAGCTACGGCAACGATGAACGCAAGCACGGTGATGATGGTCCACTCGTAGATCGAACGCCAGGGGGTTAAAACGTAATAATGCAATAACGTTTCTAGCCAGGCCGGGCCTTCAGTGATGCGGTTGGTCATGCGTAGACCTTCTCTCTTAGCGCATCCGCCTGCATCCCAAGTACTGCCTGAGCTTCACGGCTCACGATCTTACGGTTGAGCACGGTTGCCAGGTTGAGTAAACCCTCTCGGTTCCCGCAATCGCACTGCATCGAGTTGATTCCCACGAGTCCACATTCGCACAGATAAGCGTTCTCGAGCCTCATGGCTTCTCCTGCGATTCCTGCTTTTTCCGCAACTCAGCCCGTTTGTGCCGGTCACGGCGCTTCTTTGATGCGGAGCGCTTCGGATCAGGCAGCGCTCTATGGACGTTAGCGATGGTATCTGTGAATCCATCGCGCCAAGGGGCAAGCTCGCCAGCGTAGTAATCGTCGGGCGAACCCTTGCAATCATTTGCAAGCCAATCGTCTTCTTGGTCATCAAAGAAACTCATGGCCTCTCCTGGTCGTCGTAGAGTACGTTATGGAGCCTCATGGCCCACTGTTCGCGGCGTTCGTTGATCCGTACGCGCCAGATGGCAAAGACAAGGAGCGCGTAGCCGATGGCGAGGAGGATGACCGCATTCCACGGCCAGTGCATCATGGTTTCCATTTACGGCCTCCGATCATGGTTTCACGAGTGAGGATTGCGCCGATGATCAAGAGAGTCAAATCGGCAGGGATTGAGAGAATCAAGAGCAGACTCATTTGCGATTCCTTTCGTACTGTTCAAGAGCGTCGAGCTGCAGTTCACGGTAGCGTTCGGCTCGGCTTGCCAGGCGCTCACGTTCCCGAGGCGGAGTGGATTTATTGCAGGACCAAACGTCGCAGCAGGCGGCGAAGAGGCCCAGGGATTCGATTTCCTCTTCGATGGCGGTCATAAGTTTCTCCTTTGAAACCCATTTCAATAGGTGTTTGGTGCAAGATTGCACTAAAATACTTTCGTTACCCCACTCATAATGCCTGCTCTGTGTCCGGTGAGTTATGGGTGCTCTGTGCAGTTAAGGTCCCCGCAGGTTGTACAGGCAAATTTACTAGGCGCATAAGGCCCGTCATTCGATGGCCGCTGTTCTGTGTCCGGCGAGAATAACCATTCACTTTTGAGTCGTTCCACCTCAGCCCAAGGGATTCGGTAGTCACGTCCTGCAGGACCGCCGAGTCGGTAAGCTTTGACTCTGCCGGCCTTTATCCAGTTCTTGACCGTGCCGGCGGAGCAGGAGAACTCTTTGGCCACTTGGGGGACGGTATAGTCGCGTTTGTCAGTCATTGTGGTTACTCCTCCCGAAGATGGTACGCGAGAATCTCAGCCTGTTTTTCCCGAGCAGCCCCAGCAGCAGCCCAAGCAGCAGCCCAAGCAGCAGCCCCAGCAGCATCCCGAGCAGCATCCCCAGCAGCCCGAGCAGCAGCCCGAGCAGCATCCCGAGCAGCATCCCCAGCAGCCCAAGCAGCATCCCCAGCAGCATCCCGAGCAGCATCCCGAGCAGCAGCCCAAGCAGCATCCCCAGCAGCAGCCCAAGCAGCATCCCGAGCATCCCGAGCAGCATCCCCAGCAGCAGCCAACTCATCGCTGTTAATCCGCCCGTTGACGTAGTCTCGCGCTGCTTTGATGGCCAGTTCTGGGCGTTTGTCGTCCGAGTATTTCCGCCAGATAGGCAAAACCTGTTCGGCAAAGTCGGCAGCCATAAGTCGAGCCACCTTGTCGCAATTCTCGGCTGTAGCCACCATCGCCCATAGGGTATCGTCAAGGCCGTTGATTTCAAGGACGGTCAAGATGTTAATTGGTGTATCGTCGCCGTATTCCTCGCGTGATAGCGCCTTGCGGAGGAACTCGTAGCGCGATTTGCAAGCTGATGCTTTGCGCAGGAGTGCAAATGTGGTAGTTAGTTTCACTTGTGAGCCTTTCCTCGTAAGTCGTTGATTACGTTAGACTGGTGCAAGATCGCACCTAATTGCCCAGATAACGCGCTGGGCTCGCGGTTTAGTGGGATATTGCACTAAAGTGGCCCTACAATATCTTCCGCGCATTGGGCGCACAGGTAACAGGATGCATCATTGGGGAAGCGGGCCAGACCGATAGACGGCTCCCGCGTACCATCGGCGAGGCATTTATCGCACAAATTCATCGAAGCCTCTGCTGGAGATACAAACCCGTTGTGTGGCAGCGCGATAGACGTTTTCAGTTCTGTGACCTTACGTTGAGTTTCGGTCTGGTCTATGAGGGACTGCGGCGGATAGGGGAGTGCTGCCCAGTGAGTCACGCGCCACATAATCGGCCGGCAGGGGCGCTCCATTTCTGTATGCCATACGCCATCGGCAGAAATGAATGCGAGTCCGCCATAGACGAGTACGGTTTCACCTGGGGGCGGAACTTCATAATCCACATCGCGCCACTCGATGGTTTGCAGTCCATTCATGCGACCACCACTGTCTTCCCGGCTGCGTACATACCCTTGACGATGCAATCGGCGAGAATGAGCGACTCTTCCATGTTGAGTTTGCGTGTCCGAACCACATCGCGGATGATATCCCCTCGGCGAACCGACTCGGCATCCTTGTACTTGCGGGCGATCTTCAAAGCCAACTTGCTCACTTGATTCATTGTCATTTTTCATTCTCCTGCCCGGATAACGCTCCGGGCTAGCGGTTTAGTGGGATATTGCACTAATTGCCGTGGTCGGAGCGGCGAAGGTTAAGCAAGTGCGGCGGATTGAGCATTAGCTATTGGAAATTCCCAAGTATCCTGGCAGTCGCGCCGCGCCATCACATCGAAGACGATAACGACTGTGGTTGTGTTGTCGTGGTCGACAGCGTGGCGATCCGCGTGATTCTTTGCCAGCTCAGAGGCTTTCTTGAGGCTGGTTGCGGTCTCGACCATGCCACAGCACGAATCGCTGATTTGGTAACGGTCATGAACGGTAGTGAATTGTCTCGGCATTTTTCATTCTCCTTACCGCTAGTAGCGGCTACCGGGATTACGGCTCCCGGCAGGCCGATTGATGCTACCTAGTCAAACAAGTAGTAGCCGAAAGCCGTCCGGCGCGGCTAAGGTTAGCTGGCCCGTGAAAGTATGACATACCTAACTACAGCGGCTTCCAACTCTGCTGCGCGGTCATCCCCAGCCAAAGGCCAACCCGTGCGGCGTAATGATCCCATAAGGGCATCCATCGCATTGTCGATTGCGTTCTTGAATCGTGCTGGCGCTTCTTCCCGCGCATCCAGATATTTACGTGCTTCAACTGTCAAGCTCATTTCATTCTCCATAAGGCTGGTTGCCTTCTTGCTTACATATCCACACTAACACACGATACCGTCATGTCAAGTAAATTCGACAATACCGCACAACACTTTAGTAATACGTCAACAGAGCACTATGCAGGGCGGAGGAGAGGGCTCTTTCCCTTCCCCCGCTCTCGTTCTCGTGCTCTGATGCTTTTGCGGCGGCGCGTTGAAAGCAGGGCAGATGCGCGCGGGGTGCCGGCGGCTGCGGGAGAACGGCGGGACTTGTCCGAGGAGGCGGGGCGGGGTGGCTTGGACGTCCCGACGGTGCATGGTCGAAAAAATGGGAATCTAAAGTTCTCGCTAATAATAAACAACGAAAATAATAATAAAATAGCTTGACATTGGACCCCACTAATAATAAACTTCATTCATGCCACACTGTAATCAATGCGAACAGGACTGGGAGCAGAGGAAGCTAGGCGGTGATCCTGTTCAGTGTCCAAGGTGTCATAGAACGGATTGGCGAGAGCCGAAGAAGGGGAAGAATGGAAAAACCGAAGGAAGGCTCGTATCTGAGAATGTGGAATTACCTGGCGGCATCTCGCGGTTTCCTCGGAAAGAACAGGCCTGTGTTAGCGGACCGGCAAATCCAGCAAGCGCAGGAAATATTAAATCTCCTAATGGACCCAGAGAACAACCTGGATTTGATGCGAAAGCCGTGATGTGCCCCTATACCGAGTACGATCCTGAGACCGGGGAGACGTATGGGTGCCTGTTGGCTGAGCATAGTCTGAAAATCAAGCATCGGCGCGGTCCTGCGATTTAGTGACTCCATGTGGCGGGGAGGATGGTATGACGAAACTGACTGAGCCGATACAGCGGTACTCATTTCCATCAGCAGAAGGGTATCCCGCTTTCGATATGGTGAGCTACGCCGATCATCTCGCAGCACTCGCCAAAGCGGAAGCGGAGCTGGACGCGCTCAAGGTGCAGTTGAGCGAGGCTGAATCTATGCTTCGCATCGAGTCTGAGGCAGCGCGGAATTATCAAGCCGAGAACGCATCCCTGCGGGCGCAGGTAGCGCGGCTGACGGAGCCGGCTTTTTAGTGCAATCTCGCATCAAGGTCAAGTTATGGTATTGTTAGGGAATGGCGACGGATATCTTCGACGGCCCTAAACTGAAGTCTTTTCGCAAGCGGGCTCGTCTGACTCAGATGCAAGTGGTTACGATGGCCGGTGTATCAGAGACAACCATCTGCTACCTGGAGCGCGGCGACCGCAAACCGCAAAGCCGGACCCTCCAAAAACTATTGAACCTGTACGCCACGCGGATTGACTACTGGCGGCAGTTGGCTGCGAGACTCGAAGGAGAAGTGCATGTCGAAGGAAAAGTCGATCCCCAAGCGTCTGAGTGGAAACGAGGCTCTGGACTCAATCATGGAAGCAATCTACAAACGCCTGTCGGCTCACGGCCACTTCCACAGCCACAAAGCGTACCAGGGCTACAGCGCAACCGTTAAGCTCGAATTCCGGCCGGCGCGCAGTTTCTCCCCGCCTTTGACCGATGACTTCACCGTGGAAGACTTGGATCCCGGTGTGGAGTTGGAACCGGCTATGTACGAAACAGTTGAGATCCCCGTCCGTCCCCCAAACCAGGTACGCGAGGAAGCTGGGCTAGATATGCCAGTGCAGGTAGAGGAGCGGGGTCAGTTGGTCGAGCGCTTCATCCCCCCGGCGAAGTATAAGGGCAGGCTGAAGCCCAACGGCAAGAAGCCATCCACGGCGAGCATGGACACGCCCGCGGTCCCGGGAACGAACCCGGTGAGCGATGAAGTAGTCGAGCAGTTCGGCGTACAAACGAGGCCGTAAATGACGCGCGAAGAAAAGGTCCATCAAATCGCAGATCAGATGCAGGAGTTGCTCAGGCAGCCGGGAGTTGAAATGTACCTCGTTCCTGACGCCGAGCATACGGTGCTGATTCACGGAAGGGTCAACCTGCTTCTTCTCGCGGAGTGGGTTCTGGCGAGAACGGGATAGATGCCTCCAGCCAAGTTCAAACCCGCTCGTGACAAGAGCAACGCCGAACTCAGGCGGGCCGCACTCCAGCGCCTCCAGAACCGCTGGAACCTCGACAACGAGGATGGCGAGTGGGAACCCCAGACGGAGCCGGTCATCACGCCGGGACTAAAGGAAATACCGGGAGGAATCGAATTGTGCATCCGAGTTCTTCGATCGCACGAAGATGACGATGCCCGCCAGTTCCTTGAGATGTACGACCAGTGCAGCAAGACTGACCGCGCCCACTTGCGTATCGAGGACATTGCGCACGCATCTGGAATCGGATCGCTACGCCTAAGGGAGATCGTCGGCACGGCGCTGTTTATCTACGCCGACAGCCAAGCTCAGATGATTCTATCCGCGTCCATGCCCAAGGTCATGCGTTCCACGGTGAAGGCTGCGACGGACGAAGTACCCATCACCGCAACCGTAATCGAAAGAGACGGCGCGATTGTAACCAAGGTGGTAGGAAAGACCAACGGGGACGTCAGGGCGATGGAGATGTTGCTCAAGTCTCGTGGCATTCTTCCGATCCCCAAGGGATCGCAGATCGCTATCCAAGTGAACGCTGGCGACAAGGAATCCAAGCAACTTGAATCCGGACACACCTGGAAGTACCCCGAGGACCGGCTCAAGGAAATCGTAGCCGTGACTAACCCCAAGCAGCTCGAAGCGAGCCACGTCACGACCGGCGAGCCGATTCACTTCGATCACAACAAGCCGATGGTGTTTGAAAGGTAATAAGATGAGCCAATCGGAACCAAATGGAATTTATGTTTATCAGCCGTTTGGAATACAAGACGGAAAAGAGAGATGGTCGCTCGGCTTGATTTATGGCGTCGGGGGCCTTCCAAACCTCACTCGAATCGAAGGTCTCACCAAAGACGGCGCGGAACGAGTAGCGGCTGCATTGAGGCATGAGCATTCCTGCGAGTGCATGGACGCATCGGGACGCTGCATGATCACCGGAGAGGTTTGATATTTTCTCAAAACGCCTCGCTACCGAACAACTCTCCATGCTTTCGGAGCACTCCGCCAAGTCGGAGACCGGCCTATGGATTCCCGAATACCACTCCCTTTCCCAGATCGACAGCTTCAACTCCCACTTCAAGACGCTGGCGGAAAAAGCGGAACGTGCCGACGAAGACGTGGAGTCCGCTCTTGGTCCGGATGAATTGAACTGGATTCAGAATGAGTATGCCATCTGCGCCTGTGACGACCGCTACTGGATGGAGAGCTATTTCTACATCAATGACGACAGCAAGCTGGTCCGATTCAATGCTCGATTCTCTCAGTCCATGTTGATCGACACCTGGGCCGAACGCGAAGAGGCCGGGCTTCCCATTGAGCAACAGATCCTCAAGGCTCGCCAGCAGGGAATCTCGACGCTGGTCGAAGGGGCCATCGCCAAGAAAGTAAACTTCGGCATCGGCATCAAGGCGGCGGTAGCCTCCTACGATCAGGACGCCTGCGAGCGCATGGGCGGCATGATGGAGCTTGCCTTCAACGAGATGCCCTCATGGATGAAGGCCAACCCTACAAGCGACCGCGCCGGGTCACTGAAGGCATTCGCTGCTACCAATACGCGCTTGACCTTGTATTCGGGCAAGAAGGCTTCAGGTATCGCCCGTGGTGACACTCCGTCAGTCCTTCATATCTCCGAAGTCTCAATCTTCCCTGACGCATCGAACGTGATTGAGAAGTCTCTGTTTCAGGCCGTCCACCCTTCCCCCAACACGTTCATGATCCTCGAGTCGACGGGCAACGGAAACACGGACTGGTGGGCGCGCACGTGGTACTCCAGCAGGGACTACTGGGCATCTGGCGGGGCAAGGCTCCAGCCGATATTCTTCCCATTCTTCATCGCCGTCGACTTGTTCCCCACTCCGACGTGGCGCCGCGAGCACCCCGTACCAAGGGACTGGCAGATGCTCACCGAGACTCGGCAGATGATGGCCAAGGCTGCAGAGTACGTCCACCAGACGCCTTTGATTCGCAAGTACGCGGGCGACGGTTGGAGGATGCAGGACTTTCAAGCCTACTACTGGGAGCAGGAGTTGAAGGAAGCACGGCGCAAGGGCGAAGAGAATTCGTTCTATCAGGAGCGCCCGATGGACGACAACGAAGCCCTTCGGCCAAAGAAAGACCTTGTATTCAATCTGATGGAGGTCAAGAAACAGGAGGAGACGCGCTCAGATTACACGGTCTGGTCAATCATCGGCGAGCAGGTTCAGGAGCGATACTGCCCCGATCCGGTGGACATCGACTACGATGCCGACAGGTTCCGAGTGAGCTATGACGGCAACATCACCGACCTTCGCGGGAGGATGGCAAAGACGTTCTGGTGGGAGTTTGTTCCGATCAAGCAGCCTGTTGAGACGGGCATCGACCTGTTCGACGTGGAGCGCAAGTGCATGATCTACCGCTGGCCGGAAGCTGGGTACACCTACGGAATCGGCGTGGACAACTCAGGCGGAACAGGAAAGGACGGCACCTACCTCAGCGTGAACGGGAAAGCGATCTACGGGAATGAGCCCGACTTTCAGGCTGCGTGCTGGTGGTCGAACAAGACTGACCCCTCGCTGGTGCATCCGTACATCATGGCGCTGGCATCACTCTATGGGTCCGAGATGCCTGATGGAACTCACCCGATTGTGGGCATCGAGCAGGTCTATGGCCTGGGCGACACGCCGCAGATTCAGATGCTTTCGATGGGCTGGAACAAACGCAACTTCTACCACTTTAGCCGACTGGACGGCATGAACCCCGAGCACGACAAAAAGAAGTCAAAGCGCATGGGCTGGTACACGACGGAATGGAGCCGTAACTTCATGCTCTCGCTCTACAAGACGGCCGTAGAGAATCACTGGCGCAAGGTCAATGACCCATTCCTGCTGAAGCACGAGATTCCCGCGTTCCAGATCGACAAGACAGAAGGCGGCAAGACGCGGTGGGACCATCAGGACGGCAAGCGGGACGACAGGATCTTCGGAGACGGCATCGCCTACTGCATCATGAACGATACGGAAAGCATGACCCGGCGGGTGCTGAACAAGTTTGAGGGCGACGAGGAAGAGATTGAGATTGATTATGGGTATCCAGTGGGCATAAACTCAACACTTGAAGAGATGATGGGAGCGGAACTGTGACAGCTGGATTCGAGAAGTGGTGGAGCGAGCAGGGCCGCTTTATGGACCCCGATACCGAAGACGTGCATTGGTACGACAAGCGGGAAGCTCTCGCTCGTCTAGCCTTCGATGAGGGCGTGAAGATTGGGATGGCGATAGCGGGGAATTACGTTGCCGATGATTACATTTATCCGACATGTGTGCGATTTGCCAACGGAAGAACGGTCACACTCCTCAAAGATCCGATTCCACATCTGGAAATATCTTCCACAGAGGTTAACCAGTGGGCATAAACTCAACACTTGAAGAGATGATGGGAGCGGAACTGTGAACGACTACCCTAAATCCGATTTCTCGATTTATTCGGTATCTCCAGCGAGTCGAACAGAGGCGGAGCCGCTCGTGCGGGCGCATTATTTGAAACGTTGGCCAGGTGTCGTAACCGCCACCTTGGGAATGTGGAAAGGCCCGTTCTTGGTTGGCGTAATCGTGTTCGCGCTTCCACCCCGCGAAACAGCGAAACGATACCGGGTGCATGTCGCGTGGGAGTTGGCAAGGTTGTACATCATGGACTCCGAGCCGTTTAACTCTGAGACGTGGTTTATGGCGAAGGCTATCAAGTGGGTGCGCGGCACATTCCCGGCAGTTGAAATGCTAGTGTCTTATGCCGACCCATCGGCGGGACACGCGGGCATCATCTACAAGGCTGCAAACTGGCGGCAAGATGGCCGTACCGATCAAGAACGGAAGACGCCGCGCTTCGACTATGGAGTAGGTGGTAAAGTGTACTCCCGGCGATCTCATGTCCCAAATGGAGCAACAGTGGACAGGATACCGAGAGTTTCAAAGTTTCGATTCACCTATCGACTCAGGAAAGAAACGGTGGCATCATGAGCTTTATTATTCTTCCCGGCGAGCAGAAAGACGACTGGGCATTCGAGAACGGCAAAGAGGTCCTCTGGTATCTGGAGAACCCCATGACGCGTGTCGTCCAGATCACCGCACCAATGGCCCCCATCCCTTACGGCTTTAACCGTCACAAGACGAATCAGCCAAAGGAGATGGACCGCGTATTCCGCAAACTGCACGAGCAAGAGCGGGACAAGAACGCGCAGGTCATCGAGAAGATGTGGAGCCGTGGCCGAGCTCAGTACGAGGCCTTGCGTGACAGGCTGAATCAACGGCTCGTATCGGCTGACACGAAGGTATGGGAGAAGGCATTCATCCGCGAATCGTTGCGGCTGATGAGCGAGCGCGACAATGAGGCTCAGAAGAATAATGTCTATGGTATTTCGGCGATGGAAGAGTCTCCCGCGCCACTTGAAGGCGCAAGAACGAGGGTGAACTAGATGAGACTGAGAATTCTTGACATCAACTGCCGGTGGTTCTGGTTTACTTTGTTCTTTCGCGTAGACCACAGTCCTAATACTGGCTACCACATTGAATCCAGCCTCTACGAATATCAACGGTGGTCTGGTCCGTGGTTTCACTTCTGGATGTGGGAGTCTCTGCCGGATATGAGGCCGCAAGTGGCTCTCAAGCCGCGCAGTGAAGGGATAGCTACACTTGCGCAGGCAATGACGAATCCAGAACTTAAGGTAGGCACGAAGTCGCGATTCGAGGATGTGAACTGATGGCTGAGCGAGACGAGATAAATTGGCAGTGCCCCGATTTTGAGTCTCCCGATGCAACCAAGCTCGGGTTTCTCAAGCGTTGCATCTCGCAAGGCATCGCGTGGCAGCAGGAGAACTGCAACACGTCCGACATGCAGCGGGCGATGGACATTCTCGCGGGCAAGACGGGCGGGAAAGTCTCGTCGAAGTGGGCCAAGTTCACCACGGGCGACCTGAAGCGTGGCATCTTGGAAATCGTCGAAACGCTCTCCGACATCCGCCCCTACTGGGGTTACTCGACGGACAACAAAGCCTTCCTCGAAGAAGCAAACATGATGAGCCGAGTGGCGAAGGCAATCTACCTGGAGTCCTTCGTCGACCGCGCCATCAAGGATGCGCTCCAGTTCGCCGCGGTGTCGGGGGCCGGGTTCATCTATCCCTTCTATTCGCGGTCCATGTTCGGCGCCGGCGACGGTGAGTTCGTGTTCATGGCGCTGGGGCAGCCCGACGTGCTCCCGATCCAGCTTGGACGCAGCAAGGACTACCAGAACGCCTACATCGTCACGCTGGCCATCCCGATGGGCATTGCTGAGGCTCATGCAAGGTTCCCTGAGTTCCAGCAGTTCTTGAAGCCGTTCTCGAAGAAAAGGTACGGTCGCACTAAGGGCGGCGAAGACATCAGAAGGAGCGATACGAGCCGCTGGCGCTTTCATAACATTGAGGGGCAACTCGAAAGCTATACCGACGTGTTTTACACCTACGTTCTGGACCTGAGAGTCAACTACGGCGAGGTTGACGAAAAAGGCGACCCGATTCTCGGCGAAGACGGCAACCTCATCGGCAAAGAGTTAGACATGGGCCAAGTGGGAACAAGCTGGTACTACAAAGTTCCCTATGTCGGCCAGTCAATCACGCGCTTTGAGGGCGGCGCAAGCGTTACGCGGCCGGCTACGGAGGATGATTGCCGAGTGTATCCTCAACGACGGCTGCTGATCCATTGTGACGGCGCTTTGATGTACGATGGCCCAGCATTCGACTGGCACAGCATGGTTCCCCTGGTGCCCTTCTATCTCGACGAATGGGCATGGGAGCCGACCGGATATTCCCTGTTCAACGGTACGGCGGCAACACAGGATGCGATTGATGACCTGATGCGATCGATCTACCGGGTAGCGATGGCTCGCGCAATGCCCGGAAAGGTCTACAACATCGACATCACCACTGGCGAGAAGGCCGGCAAGCTCACCTCGCGGCAAGCGGAAGGGCTTGATCCGTTGAGCCCGGACATTACCTGGGGCATCGACGGAGACATCAAGGAGCCCGTCTTAAAGCCTCCAATGCCGGAATGGTGCTACAACGTGCCCGAGTGGGTGATGAAGGTCGTAGAGTTCCTTCAGGCGTCCATCCTTCGCCAGTTGGGCCATGACCAAATCAAAGCGCTTGAGAAGCTGCGCGGCAACATCTCCGACCCAGAGAAACTGCTCGACGCAGAAGGCCCCACGGTCATGGGCACATCGCGGTCGATGGAGCGTGGATTCAGAGACCTGGCGGAGATGCTTAAGTTCCTTGTGATCCAGTACATGCCGGTGCGGACGCTCATTGACTATCTTGGCACGGACGGCATTCCAGCTACGGTGTTCGATTATTCCCCGGATATGGTGATTCCTTCGCACATGCCGGGAGAGCAGACGGTCGATCCGATGGGCCAGCCCGTTGCTTCCAGCGTGGAGACGTTGACCCGGGCCAAGACGTTCGCGCGCAATCTGCGGACGTTCATGACACCGCATTCGATGCACTACATCGCCCAGGCCAAGCAGAGGCTCGACACGCTAGCGTTGCTCGGCAAGGGTGTGCCGGTTGACCCTGAGACGATTGCGAACACGTTTGATCTTCCGAACTGGGGCAGCATCGACGGGTCGACGATCAAGGAGAAGGTTCTCAACTGGGCCAAAGAGCAGGTTACCCAGAAGGCACAGATCGCCAAGCTCGAAAAGGCGGAGGGTCTTGTTCCGCCAGAGGATGCCGGAGGGAAGCCGGGACCGAAGCCCGGTCAGGCTGGCGCGGGTAGGCCCAACACCAACAAGAAACCCGCCGCAATTGCTCAGAAGGGCACTGCTGGCGGCGGAAGAGTAGTACGGAAAACGAGTTAGGAGAATCATGGACCCCAAAACAAAAAGCGTTCTAACGGATGAGACAGCATTCAAACCAGACACGGAAACTGTGGAGGGATGGAACTCTCTACTTCGCGAAACTCTGGACTTCATTCACGAAGAGGGCCAGTCAGGAACACTCACGGCGCACTTCCGGCCCGGTGGTGTGATGACGGCATTGGTGTTCAAGGAAACAACCACGATTCCGCAGGCGCAAAGGGCGCTGCTTTCGGATAACAGCCAACCCGAGTAGTGAGCAAAATTGCTATCCGGAGAATCTATTCTGGGAGTAGGATAATCTCGAGGCGCTCATGGACCACAAAGAGAAAGCAATTCTGAATCGCCTATTGCGGGAAGCCGAGGACAACGCCCGCGAAATCTCCAAGGTCCTCCATTTCGTTCGCGAGATTCTCCGCGAACTTCAACCGCAACTCCCACAAATCACTGTTTTTTCGGAGATTACAATGCTGCCTACCACTGGTGGAAACACCCAAATCTTTACCGGCACGTTCGTACCAGCCGGTTCCGTTCCCCCCACCGACGCGGTTTACGCCGTCACATCGAACGATCCTGCAGTCAGTCCCACAGTGGACGCGACCGGCCTGATCGTAACCGGCGCGCTTCCTGTCGGATGGGTGGAGAGCACCACAACTCCCTTGGCGTACACCCGCACGGCGTCCAGCGCAAGCAATACCTCTTGGACGTTGAGCGACATCATCACTCCTTCGGCGCCTCCGGTTGGGTTCCCCTCCAGCACGACCTTCGTCCAAACCACTTAACTCGATGCGACATTGCACTAAAGGCCTCCGCTTCACGCGGGGGCCTTTCTTTGTGCGGAATAAAATAAAACCCAAATACCCAAACTACTCCCAAACTATAGCAGCGATTGAATTTGACTTAGCCTCGCCCGTGGCTCTAGAGTCTGAATCAACAACTCAGGATCACGGCCCAGCGATGTCAGCCGCTCCTCTGAATCCAAACTGAGGAGAATCATCATGGCAAAGCGTAGAGGACACAAGGGCGGCAAGCACAAGAAGCTCACCGTCGTAGGCCCCCATCTGGGTGCGAAGCACATGGCGAAGCACAAGGGTGGACGTAAGGGTCGCGGTCGGAAGCGCGCATAAGTGGGAACCATGCCACAAGGCGCACCGCAAGGCTCAATGCAGGGGGCTCCTCCGCAAGGGGGAGCTTCGCCTGCCATCAAGCTGGCAATGCTCGGACAGGCTATTCAGGGACTCGCAAAGGAGTTTCCTGGGGGCCAAGAGGGTATCCAGATGATGATGAAGGGCCTTCAGCAGGTGCAGGCTTCCGCTTCGGCGCAATCGGCTCCCCAGCAGCCCCCGGCTCCGCCCCGTTAATCCTGAGAGACTTTTGAGGAGAAGAAATAAATGACTGAACTCGAATGGCTCAAGCAGGAATCGGGACTAACTGACGAAGAACTGAAGACCTACGAGACGATTCTCGGAGACAGCAAGTTTAAGGGAATGCTGAAGAAAGTTATCGACGGCAACGGTGCATTGAGTGCCGCAAAGACAAAGGCCGAGACGGAACTGGATCAGTTCACTACCCGCTACAACAATGAGATTGTGCCCGCGCTACGGACTACCACTCAGGAGTCCATTGCTCAGTCGGGCAAAGTGGCCGCGCTTGAAGCAAAGCTCGCGAAGGCTAAGGAGTACGGCCTGATGATCGACGATGAAGTGGTTGCGCCAAAGCAGGCTGAACAGGTCCGCGCACCAGGCTCGCCCGATCCTAATGCCATCTCCCGCGACGATTTGAACCGTTTCTCCAATGCTCAGTCGAACACGCTGATTACGCTGAACGATCTGAACGCTGAGCACTTCGGCCTCTTCGGTGCGCCGTTGGGCGGCACGCAGGATTTGGTGGACGAAGTGAACCGCCAGCGGACGCTTGGAAACAAGAACTTCACGCTCAAGAATGCTTGGGAAATTAAGAACAATGTCGCCAGCAAGCGCGCGGAAGTAGCCGCAGCCGCTCAGACGAAGCGCGACAACGATTTGAAGGCGCAGTGGACCAAGGAAGAGCGCGAGCGCACCGGGAGCAACCCTCACACGCGCCGCGGCCAGCCTAGCCGTTTTTCAACGTACAAAGCATCCGATGCGAAGGCTGAGAAACCGTGGCAGGCTTCGCGCAGCAAGAATGAACGCAACGCCGGTTGGCGCGAAAATGCGCTGGCTAAGGTGCAAAACGGCGCTGCGTAAATGAATTTTAAGGAGAGAATCAAATGGCTTTTGGGCCGCTTTTTCCTGAGTTAAGCGCTACTACCCTCAACGAGCTCGTGGATGGCTATATATACCAAAACAGCTATGTTGGGACCCCCTTTCAGCGCTACATGCGAGCCTCCGGAGCATTCGATCCGTTTGGCGGCGGCGCTGGTATGCAGGTGCCTCAGCTCTATCAGGGTGTCGGTGGCGGCGCACTGTTCCCCGGCGAGGATGTAACCATCGTCGATGAGCAGGTGATCACTGCCAGCCTCTTCCAGCCCAAGGCATACGCCAAGTACAAGCTCGTGAACGACTTTGTGGTGGAGGCTCAGAACAAAGGCCCTGAGGCCCGCGTTGCGCTGCTCGAAGCCTACCTGAACCAGATGATGGAGGGTATCGACTTCCAGATCGAGGGCGACATGTTCCGCCACGGTCAGGCAGCCGGCAATGGCGTCAGCGACAATCGCCTCGCGTCCATCAACGGCATGTCGGAAGCGCTCAATGATGGAGTTTCCCCTTCGTGGGATGGCAACGTGTTCCCGACCTACGGCGGCCAGGGACGCAACGGCGCAATCGGCGCCTCGTTGAACTCGACTCCCATCTGGCTCGGCGATCAGAACGGCAACCCCGCTCCTCCGAACTACCAGACTCTTTTGAAGACCTACCTGACTCCGATCCAGAACGGCGGAGACAAGCTGGGCGTGACCTCGTACCTGGGGTACTCTTC